TTAGTTGGATTTACATCCCATGTTGGTCTTTTGATAGCGTATGTTCTTGGAAATAAGTATGACTTAATATGGTCTTCTTCCCACTCAACAGTAATCTCATTGCCATCAGTTCCGTCTGGAAGCTCATCGTCCATCTTCAATAACTTACTTCTAACAACTGTTTCTTTTTCTGCAACAACTGCATCATAAAACTTTTGAATTGGATCGTTCTTAAAGCGTGGGAATGACAATAGAATAACCTTCCCAAAGTCTGGGAAACGAGAAATAACAGATCCACGATACATTGAATATATAGCATCAGCTGTTTTAGCCTGATCGTGACCAGTAGTATTTTCAGTGGCAAAGCCTGAGATTTCGTCTAGAATTACGGCTATTACGTTATAACCTTCCCAAGCCTCACGCTCAGAGTGTCCAGAATATACGTTTACGCTTTTATCAAACTTAATCTCCGATGCCTTTGGCTCGTATTTACCTACGAACCATGGAGACCTTTCAATTCTTGTTTTAAATCCTTTAAAGAAAACGTTGTTAGCCTGTTGAGCGTTAATAGCGATATTAAGAATATCAATTGTATCTCCAGGTGGCTTTCCATAATATGTTGCTGGATCTTTTAGGCATAGTAGTAAATATACTATGTATGCAACTGAAATTGTAGAACAGTAGTCTTTTCCAGAGCCTTTACCCAATTGAGCAATAACTTCATTGCATGTCTGTTTAAATCTTGTTCTTCCGTCTTCTTCTCCAAATAATTTAATTAAAGTAGCTTCTTTATAAATTTGAGAAGATTTTTCAATTAATGTGTATTGATATTCTGAAAGCGGTGGAAGGCCAAGATACTCTGGACTTGTAACAAATGTACGCAAATCTACTGGACGCTCATCAAATTCTTCGCCGTCCAATATATCAATTAGGTCATTAAAATTAAGATCCATCTGAGCTTTCTTGTTGTAGAACTACTGACTCTACTACTCCAGTTATTTGAGATAGTCTTTTAGCAACATCCATTTTACATTTTGGACAACTAGCAGTAACTTCTTTTAATATCTTTACAAGGATCTCCTGCTTATGTTCAGTCTCTGCAATTTGAGTTGCTAATTCAGCGTTATCCAAAAGGCCAACCTCTTGAAGCATGCCGATTCTTTTACCTTCAATATCTGCAATTAACTTTAGAGCGGTAGCCTTAACGTTTAATTGTCCAGCCTGATCTGCATCCTCTACGGTCTTCCAGGCCTCTTTAATAAGCATGGCGTAATGTTGGTCTGCCCCAGAGACGGCTTCCTTTGCCCTCTCACGAGCCGTAGAATCGCTTCTAACGACCTCTTTCCATTGGTCGATATACTCTATGACCTCTGCACGTTTAAAACCCGTTAGGGTGGCAATCTGGGTAGGATTATTACCCTTCAATAATTCGCTTACTACTTTATTCATGCGGTCATAATGATCCGCTAGCTCAATTTCCATAGATACTCATTATAATCCTAGTCGACTAAAAAATCAACTGGATTTATCAATTTTTGCCTTAGCAATCTTATATAGAACTAAATATCCGATTAAATCGTCTATATCGTTGTCTCCAGCATATCCCTGATTATTCTTAACCCTATTTAATTTGTCATCAATTCTGACCTTTAATTGCTCTACTGAGTCCGCCGTCGAAAATATTCTTGCTGGGTCCAAGGCTGAGTTGCCGTATGAAATATTTTTTTCAACTAACATGTGGGCTATCTCATGGCATGTATCCCATATCTTGATTCCAGCTGGTGCTCCAACTGAGCGTAAATATAGATCCTGACAACTAAAACTTTTTACATCCTCATATACTGGCTTAAGCATTATCTTCCTCTCTAAATTTTGCTATAAAAACTCCCGTTTGTTGGAACTCTTTATATTCTACTATATTGCTGAAGTTTTGTAAAACCTTTTCTGTAGTCCAATCTTCTTCTACATGTACCTCATATGGATTATCGTCCACAGCCCCCTGTGGATAATGAATTATTGGAATGGATATTAAAGCATATTTAGCATCTCTTTCAATTTTACTCCAAAGATTTACGGCATCTTCCATTGGCATATGCTCTAATATATCCCCTAGAATAACTAGATCAAATTTAAAGTCGTCCATAGTTCTTACATCTATTGGGTATAAGAAGTCATATCTTTCTTCTAGATTATATTTAATTATTGATGGATACCAAGCTTCGACACCTAGAACAATTACATCACCTGCTATATTAGATTTAATTAAGTCTAAGTATGTTCCTGCTCCCGCCCCACAATCAAGGACGGTCTTTGGATTTATTTCTTTAATTTTTTCAATAGCCCAAGGCTTGTTTTCTGGATCAGAGTATCCCATTACACCAAAACCTTTCTTTGTTGTTTTGTTTGAAATGTCGACTCCAGTCCAGATATCTTGCAGTACAGTTTTGAACTTGGCTTTACGGTATAAGAATTATATTTTTCTGGTTGTCTAAAAAAGTAATAATCTATTGGTAAACTTATTGGATTTGTATTAACATCATTAATTATTTTTTCTGCAGTTTTTCTATTTATGACATAGCATAAGCATGACCAGTCTTGGTATGCCTTACAGACATCATCTTCTTCTGGATAAAATTCTCCAGCGTTTGTGTTGCCAGGAGCATAGTAAAAAAATAAATCCCAGTCTGGATCTAATTGGGACATGTATTTAAGAAGGTTTTCAAAAAATCCTGGAAAGTATTCTATATCGTCTTCCATAAGAATTAAATAGTCTTTATCTGTTTTTAAAAAGTTAATATACGCTGTTATATTACTTGCCCAAATGCCTAGCTCTCCATATCGCCAGCCCACTTCGTTATTAAATTCATATCCGCCATTATCAAATTTGACCAACGGATTGTCCTCATAAAAACATTCTAAGTCTATACTATTGGATATAGATATTGTTGGGGTGTCTAACTCTTCTGAGTACTGTTCCATGTAACTATTCATAGAATTAAATAGATCTAGTCTTTCATGATCTTTATCTAAATGGAAAACTTTGTGAGTAAAGTTCATCGCTTTTTAATCATTCCAAACTTTTCTAAATATCTTTGTATTGTCATCAAAGATACATTACATTCGGCAGCAATTTCAGATATACTCTTTTTCTGCACAACATATCTGCGGTATAGCCAAGGCTGGCTTTGATATAGTTTCATCGTTCTGTCAGTACCTTATTTGCATAATGTGCAATTCCGAATGAATCTGCAACGTCAAAATCAGATATATTTAGGTTATACTTCTTATTAAAATAATCGGCAGTTCTTTGCTTACGCATATTACGTAATTGGGTTTTATACCATGAGTCTGCATATCCTGGGTGCTTTACTCTAATGGCCTGCTTTTCGTCTTTAGTTGGATTCTTATTTCCGATATATGCCTGCCAAGAGCTGGGGGATATTGTTATTACCTTGGCACCAGTAGACATTAATTCTGCAATAACAACGCCATACACATAAGATAATTTAATTACTGCATCTGGTGATCTAACTAGAACCGCTCCCTCTACAACAATATAATCTGATTTAAGCTCATCAAGCATGGCATGCATTTTGTTTTTTGCGTCATGTATTTTTTCAAATATGTCCGCTCCAACAAACTCTATTTTGCCCCACTTCATTGGCTTATCATCTTCCATTAGGCAAAACGCTACTGAGTTTGTAGAGGCATCGATGCCTAAAACTCTATTTGCTTTTGTCTTAACTAATTCAGCTAATCTCATTTATTAATCCTAGTAGTCTATCTCGTTGACTCTGATTTGTTTTCTTTAAGCATGAAGAGCATAGATTAGATTCATTGTATCTGCTTAATTGGCATCCACATTTTTTACATGGACGAAGAGCGCCATTCCTAATTGCTTTCTTCTCATAATACTTTTCCATAATTCTACGGTTTGTAGCAATACGGCAACATTCATCTGTGCAATATTTTTGATTATGAGTCTTTGCCTCAAACTCTTTGGCACACTCTTTGTTTGCACAAATCATTATTTAGCTACCTCGTAAGGCTCTATTTGAACTGTTCCAGTTTCTCCAGCCCAGCATTCTTTCTTAATTGGGCATCCCTTACAAGCATAAGATGTTTTGGTAAATGGCCTCATTGGAATATCGCCAGACTTAAAGTTATCATATACTTCGCATAGCCATAAGAATAACTTTTCAATAGTCTCTTTATTCTTTTCTGTCATTTGAACTGGGATCAAAAGAAGCTCCTGGGTATTCTTATTTTCATATAAGAAGAAAGCTTCGTTAATATCCTTAAGCTTCATGTATGTAAGTAGCTGTAGCAGATGATTTCCAGATGGAGACATCTCTGCCTGCCTAGTGTCCCAAACCTCTTGCTTGGCTGTTTTAATTTCACCAATGACTGGGGTGTCTTCCCAGTTAAATACTAAATCTATAAACCCACGAATAGGTGGATACTCATTTTTAATTTCTATTTCAGTCTGAACATCTGATACTGGAGCACCCATTTTTTTAATAAGTGTTTGAATTCTTTCATGAGCCTGTGTTCCATGAGCCATATTTGCAACAGCCTGTGCATCATTATTGTCTATAAAATATGCCCCGCTAAATGCCATGTACCAATACCTAGGACAATTTCCTTGTCCATATCCAAAACTGCTTGGGCTGAAAGAATACTTTTGCATATCTCCATCAGCACGTTTTGTTGCAAGGTAGGAGTCATCAAGTAGTTTAGCAAATTCTTTTATATCAAATTTACCCTCATACTTTTTAAATTTTAGATTTTTAACTATATCTCTAGCCATTTATTAGTTATACCTAACGACATACTTAAGTGCATCTACAAGTTTGTCTATGGACTCCTTTGCTGAGTAATATACATTCTTTTTATTATTGTTTACTGTTCCAGCCTTATCTTTTGCAATGGTTGAATAAACAGAAGCAAGCATAGCAAATTTTGTAGACATAGCCTGAAGTTCAATAATTAAATGTGGAGCCTTTGCAGATGGCACATCTGGATTCATTAACAGCTTTACAACAATAGCCATAGCTTTGTCTAACTGTTCATCCTGCATAAACTCATGAAGATCATTAAACTCTGTT